CCGACATCTCCCGCCAGTTCCCACTGGCGGTAGGCAAGTATTCGCTTGCGAATATGCGCCGAAAAGGCAGCAGGGAAGTAGGTGCCGAGCTCACACCGAGCTCTCCTGTCCCACTCGAGAACCTGGTTGATCCTCGTGCGAGTGGACAAGACCCCCGTGTTGACACACGGCTTGGGCCACCTCTGCTTCCCTGGTCTGATCTCCTGTGTACGAACCCTCTTATTCTTTCCTCCCCTGCCGAGATACATACCATTCACACACATGCTGGCATATGTGCGGATGAATGCATGGGGGATGAACGAGTCTCCGGGCTGGTTGCTGTCAATCGGGACTTGCTGGTCGCCCAGCCAATCCCCAACCTGCCCATCGACTTGACGCCATACCTTCTTATCGGCAGGAATGGCGGGAACAACGAGGGGTCGTACGAACTTTGTAACGTCATGGGGTCCACTGTGTCCCACACTCGTGCACAGATACAACTCCCAGATTGCCTGCCTGTAGCGACGGGGGACTCGCAGTCGCCCCTTACAGGGGTGGCCGAGGCCACCAAGGACAGCAGGCAAGTCGGGAGGTCTGTGCATTTTCATCGCCAACAACCGCTGCGAGCGGTAAACCGTCCTCGCACAACGTGCGAGACGGTTAAACGATGTAGAGTCTACCGAGTGTTGACTCATGACGCCATTACCATTGCGAACGAATTCCTTGAGGGAAGGCGGTCGAAAGGGGGAGAACCCCCTCTTCCTCTTGTCGCGGGACAAGAGAGCATAGGCTTCGCAGAACACGAATCCTATCCTAGACCGGTAAGACTTTCCCTCATGCAATTCGCTTCCTATCGCCTGGGCCCTTTGCGAATAGGAAGGGACGTTATCAGGATGAGTGACAGCGGCAAGGTCATCCCCGCAGATGATCCTGTGCCGGCCAAGTCTCTCGCTCATCCAGTGGTTGAGGATGCTGAGCATGGAGAACGAGCAAGGGGTACCCATCAAGGAACCCCTCAACTTAGCCACCTCCACACATCCATCGACCACCTGATAACGTTTTCGGCAAGCTTCAGCCGTTGCAGGCTCCATGTCCGAAAGACGGTAACGGACATAATGCGGCTCTTCTCCCAATCCGAGACTCTCGGAGAGGGCAACAACAAGGTGGGAGGGCAAGCCCGCCCGACCAAGTCCTTGTGTGACAGAACGAAGCGCATCATGTCCAAACCCGTCAGTGGCACAAGTGAGGTCGGCCGAAAGGAAGACCTTACTATCATGGAAGCCTCCGGAGAGACGAGAGAGGATGGCATCCTCCGTGTGCGGAGCATACGGAAGGACGGACTCCAACCTCTCGAGAATCTTCGGCCAGATGACCTGTCTCACGAGGTCACCTTGGGCAATAACTGCTGCCGGTGCAATGGTAATGATCCGTGCCTTCATCCCCAGCTCAG